CTCGCTCCCATCTCCGTATAACCACTGACCAGTTTTCATGACCAGCGTGGATTGCCAACTATACCAACCAGAAGAATAACTGCATCCAACACCGTTGTACGCGTTCCCTATTAAATGAACCATCGTATATCCGGCGTTGAAAGCGCTCTGTACCGCCGCAGCATCATCACCCCCAGTGGGACCGGTAAAAGTATACTCACCGCCCATTGCATAGCCTTTCCCGGCTAAGTTGACCATTGCCTGAGCTGAGTCACTAGCACCTGTACCACCCTGAGACACTGGCAGCGTTTTATGCCACAGCCCGTCAATCCCGCAGGTCTGGTAATTCGTCGCGTCAGACGTATCCCGCCAGGTTTGGTGCACGTTGGCTCCAGAGCATACGTAAGTGGGGTGTCCAGTGCCGGTGAGCAGCGGGAAACCGCCCTGGGCCTGTCCAAAGCAAACGGCAGGAAGAGCAAGGAAATACAGAATCAGGACTCTACGAAAGATGCTCATTACTTGAACTCCTATGTCCCTTGCGAGATATTGAGCTGGACATTGAATGTGTTGCCGTCTGTGACGAATCCGATGAACGTGTTTGAGCCAACAGTCAGGAACTCAGGCGAGTCACTGGGCAAGATTGCGAGTCCCGTCTGGGGAGTGACCGCAACAGGATACGAAGAGCCAAGCGCGACATATACCGGCTCGGCTCCGATGTTGGCAAGACGCAGCGTAGTGCCACTAATGGCGACTGTCTGCGCCGTGCCTGTGGCTACGACCAGATGTGAAGATGATGGAGCATATCCGTTGGCTGCCACTTATCAACCTCCGATATTGGCGCGATAGTTCGCCAACTGGTCAACGCCGTTCACGACGTACTGATTCGAGAATGCGTCAAACAGATAGATTTGAGTCCCGCCAACGCTTAGATCGACGTGGTAAACGTCGAAGCTCGAAGTGAACTCCACCAACTCCTGAGACTTGAAGTCAATGTCGCCCACATCGAACGGAACGCCGTTGAAGTTGTAGATGACAGGACTCTCGGAAATCTCACCTGAGGCCGAGATAGTCTGGAGATCGCCCAGGCAACTGATCGAGCACGTCTGGTTGGACAATGCCACTTGACCGATGGTGTCAGTATCAAAAGAAGACCACTTGATGGTGGACTCCATCGCATCCCACCCCGTGGGTATCTTGATGCGTGCGGCCATACCTAGGCCCTTGTAGTCAGTCCTCATGCGCTTGGGCTGGGGAATCTTGACTTCTGCGGCGCGCCCGAGGAGTTCGACACCGTTCAGGTACACGTTGCAATTGCTGAGGCTGTTGATGACGAGATTTGCCACGGTGCGCTCCTTATGCGGTCACATTGACGTTGCTGGTTGTGCTGGTGCTCGTTACAGATGCTCCGAGGTTCGCGAGCAGACTGGTGTCAACCGAGAATTTGTAGATGAGCTGCTCGGCTGGCGGCGGCGGCATCACGCTCACTTCGAATACGACGATCCCACTGGAGAGTTGCGAAACAGGATTGTCAACCGGGTTATAAGTGACCGTGCTTCCGGCAAGCAATGCCCCCTGCTGAATCAGCGAGTTGATAAACCCATTCACGCTAACCAAGACGCTGTTGATGAGGCCGTTGGTGATGGGCTTGTCTGCAAAAGGGAGAGAACTGTATTGGAGGCTCTGCTCCACAACGTCAAGCGTCCTGCGAACGGCGATGAACGTGGTCACCGCACCGCTCGACGGGAAGCTCGATGCGCGGTTGCCCCACGTCCTGTAGCCAGTTCCGTATCCGTTGAACACGGTCAAGATGCCCTGCGCGTTCAGAAGGTTCGTGTCTGAAGTGCTGTCGTAGGCGCTCATATAGAGACTGACATCAGGACCCAGAATGCCGGTAATGACCGTGTTGGACGGAGAGAACCAAAAGCCGTTGGAAATGTCGCTGGCTGCCGTAGTGCCAGCTACCCAAGTGCTGTACGGCGTGTCTACCGTCCCGGTCACGGCCGTGTATCCGATGGTCCCTTGTGCGCTCACCGTGACGCCGGTGGAGCTGATGGCGGTAGGCGTCTTGAGCTGCCAGGGGAAGGTCAAGACGAGCCGGTCACTGGCCTGATTGAAGGCATTTCCTGCGGCCCCGCGGTTGGCGATGGCTGTTGCCACAGTCGTATTCGGCGGCGCATCGGTAAATGAGATGGCGCGCAGTTTCGCCGCCATCGCCAGCAAGTTGGCACTGGTCGAAGCATCGTAGAAGGTCGGGGTGATGAGCAGTTTGGCGAAGATTCCCATCGTCTGGAATGTGGTCACGAGGGCTTGGATGCCGGTGTAGACTCCGGCGGTTACGGTCCCGATGATGTCGGTGTAGGACACCTTCGACGGATCGCAGTATGCTGCCGTTACCTGCAAAGCCTGAGCCGAAGTGATTGCCCCTCCGGCCTTGGTGTAGAGCAGACCGTTCACGTAGTCGATGGTGTAGTCAGTGCCCTCGACGTAGGTCGTTGATCCGGCCTGGTTTTTGACCACGACGGTGGTAGGCGGTCCCGCAAAGGTCACAGTGAAGGTTGCACCGGTGCCGCTCCCCGACGTGCTGGCCTGAGAAACGGGGTTCGCAGGCACGGCCGAGTAGCTGCCCGCCGTCGATACCGTGGCCGTCAGGACTCCAAAGACGCCAAGGTTGAAGGTTGCTCCGGTTCCGAGTCCTGTTGAGCTTGCCTGCGTCAGTGCCGCGCTGTTCACCGTGAAGCTTCCAGCATTGACGATGTTGAAGGTGGCCACTCCCAGAGTGATTGCCAGTTGGGCACCAGTCAGTCCTGCGCCTGTTACAGGCTCAAGAGTTGGTGCCGTGGGGTTCGTGGAGTAGGAGCCAGCCAAAGAGATGGACAGAACCGCAGTAATCGCGCCGCTGGCCACAGTCACCGAGGCCTGAAAGCGAGTCCCGGTACCAGTCGTGCCGGTCACGGTCTGAGTCCCGTTCGTTCCGCCGCTGCCGCCGACCGCCACCGTCGCGCCCGTAACCTGAGTTGATGTCACAGTGATCTGCGGAGCAACCGAAGCCGTTCCGCCTGCCAGCGTAACGCTGTCGCCGGCTGCGTAGTTGTGCGACGTAGCGCCGCCGGGAGCATTCACCGCCAGCGAGACGAGCTTCGTTGTCGCGACGGTCAGGACCGCAGGAGTAGAAGCCGTGCCCCCAGCCAGGGTGATTGTGTCGCCTGTTGCATAGCTGTGGCTTGCCGCGCCGCCTGCCTGAGCCACGGTATCCACAGATGCCGTAGAAAGAGGGGTGTTGGGCAAGCCTGGACCGATTAGGCCCATGTGGCCGAGTGTCACCGGCACACTGTTTGATGTGGGTCCTGTCAGCGGATTGATCGTAAACGTGCTCTGGTGCAGAAGCGGGTTGAACACGTCGATGACGATGACGGCCCCCGCGCCCTGCAACTGTATATCCGCAAGGGCTTCAGGAATCGTGTAACCGTTGATCTGCTGGCCGAAGTTGGACGCTTGATTTGCGGACTGAATGAGCGTCGGGACGTTGATTCCAGGTCCTGCTCCAGACGATGCCGACCACTGCGGAGCCGAGCCAATGAGGCCAATAACTGCCGAGTTGACCACCTGAATAGAGACGCCGTTGGTATTGACCTCGGTTACTGTGATGCCATGGAAGAAAGCCATTTTCTCCGCTCCTTTGCTGCCAAACGTGAAAAGGCCCGGACGGTGCTGGCTTATCAAACCAGAACCATCCGAGCCTCAGTGCTTGAGTACCCGTCGATACAAAGTGTATCAGGTTGCTACTCCGATGGGACGATGATCTGATCTCCGCTCGGAGTAACGTTGAAAATCGCTTGCTGCAAGTTCGCCAGCGCGTAAGAGGGCAGCAGCCGCGGGCGAATGGTGAGGACGTTGAAAGTCAGGTCGTACAGCCAGACGCGCCCTTGTGGATCCTGTTCCGAGAATCTTTCCTCAGTGAAATACGCATGACGGCATCCGGTGGGCTGGAATCCCCCGAGCGCCGATTCAATCGCATCGATGAGCGCGTAGACTGAGCCCGGCCCGCTGAGGTTCCACGCCGTCTTGCGCGCCTCGACGTGGACCTTGAACTGGAGAGTGCGCTCCTGGACCATGCTCGAGGTTGCAAGCGGTTTCGATAGTCCTGTGTTGCTGTAGGAAATCAGGACAAAAGCAATCGCCGATGAGGCCCACCATGTATCAAGATCGAAGGCCGGGTAGATGTAGACCGGAATCGCCAGTGAACCGGAAGCGAAGAACGCCACTAGTTGCGCGGCAATCTGGTTCTGAATCGAGTCCACGGTGAGGGACGCGGGGGGCGTGTTGGTCCTGCCGGCCCATGCCGTAGGGTCCATCTGTACCGGGAGCGCTCCATAGGTGGGATCGCTCATTTACGCGTTCGCCTTTGCGCTCAGTTTCTCGGCTCGCGTGGCCGCTTCCTCTGCCAACTTTTGATGCTCGGCCGCGCCCTTGGGAAGGTTGTCACGGTAGGAGTTCGCAGCATAACGGTAATGGTCCTGAGCTTGCCCGTGAGCGGCGGCCGCTTCCAGATGCTTGGCCTTCTGCTCGACAGTGAGTTCGGGCGGTGTCTGCCCATCCTGAACGCCTCCCCAGCCGTAAGCCTTGCGCTCATGATCGCCCTTCATCTGCGAGTGGTGCAGGCCATGGGCGATGGCCAGGTGCATCTTCTCTTCGCTGGCACCCGCGTCCCGCTTTGCCATTACCAGCCCGCGCGTCTGGCCGCATAGAACGCAAGGGCAACCCGCGCCGTGATTGTTGTAGGGGTTAGGGGTTGCCGACTTCGCCATTCCCATTCTGGAGTCTTCGTAGAACATTTGTCACCTCGAATGCGGCAACACTATTTCGATGCCGAAGTTTTGCTTGCTCTGACGTTGCGCCGATGAGCCGGTAATAGTCAAGGTCCGATGCGTAATCCAGCACTCTTGTACCAACCCGCCCAGTGTCAAGTCCGCCGTTGGCCCGACCGAGTCCTGTATAGCGCTCTCAACCGCGTCCGCAAGGTTGTTAAGATTTGAGACATTGGTCTCATCTGGAACTTCGCCTTGAAGGGAAACAACTGAAATTGTGCAGAGTAGAGATACCCGCGCAGGCGCAAATAGAACGCTACGGTCATAGATTTCACCGGCCTCCATCATGAAGAATGCGGGGTACTGCTCCTCGGCTAGGTCAGTATCAGGAACCGGACGACGGCCAGCGTAGTTGAACGGGCTTGTTGGGGTCACGAGCGCCGCCTTCAACTGCGCGAAGAATGCCGAGTATATCGTTTCGCGTCCGAGCGGATGTCCCATCAGCAAGCCTCCGCGCATTTAATAAACAAATTGCTTGACATTGATGCAGAGTTTGATAAACTCAGTTTGTACCTGAGAAACAGCCTAAACCAGAGGCATTGGGGGAAGACATGACCTACTACTACGATGGACACGATTTGACGGCAAAGACTGACGATGGAGCACGGCGTCAAGCACGTAAACTGATTCGCGATGGCAAGGCGCGCGCTGGATGCAACATGGAGTTCTTCCGTCATTCTGACGGATGTCATGGATGGTTCGACCTGTAGAAACCGTTTCATTTTTTCTACATCCCCACTTGGCGGTTGATGGCGCTAAGTATGCTGTTCAACTCGCTGCGATTAGGCCCGCGTCCATGGGCGGATCGGAATTCAGCCTCTTTTTTGCTGCGAAGCGAGAACCTCAACGCAGATGTGCGCTTGATGTCAGCCTCGTGTCTGGCAATAGCTGATTGAATCGCATCAGGTTTATCGGGTAGGTCCCGACTCCCAGCATCCTCGTAGTCGCGTTCCCCCTTCGGGCCGCTATCGAAGTACCGACTATTGTTTTCTCTTGCGACTATTGCTTTCGGTCCTTTATCAGCTCTGCCCTCTGAGTTCAGATGAACCCGCGCACCGTTGATCGTGATCCACGAGCCATCCTCATCGTCGGCCTTGTGAAGATCGCCTTGCATCATCCCAATACGTGCGTCGTTGTAGAACATGGCTACTCTCCCGACTCCTTGATTCCTTCATCGACTGCCTGTTTCAATCGTGCTTCAATCCATGCCCGGTTTGCATCGAGAGCAGGACCCGCAAACGGACGCGCTGGTATTGAAACGTGATGCACGAGAACGAAAAGCAAGTGGACGATGCCGTCCATAACACCGAACATATACACGTTGTTGCCCACGTTGGAAAAGAAGATGCGATCATAACCGCCTTCAGACTGTGCGTCCCGTGGTGCAAACCTTGCCGCGCCAGCCGGGGTGAGCGCGTCTTCCATGGGGATGGCCAGCATGTGGCCGTTAGCCGCATCGATCTCCGCGCCGAACTCTTGCGCCTTCGCGTACTTGAGCCCTTTTCCAACCATCATGCCGCCAGTTATGCTGTGCGCGTCCTCTTCAACTGGCATTGCCGCCATAGACGCAGCAAGATTTCCAGAGCGTCTTTTGAGTCCTGATTCATCGAAGTGCTGTTGCCCGTAGCTTGCCAGGTGTTCGCCGATGTTCGCCAGTTGGCGGCGCGCGGCCGTTCTGATGGCAGGACCCATATGATCCAACCGTGCAGAGAGCCGCTTGCCGCCTTCTAGGGTGATGTCCATGCTTAGCTGATGGTTCCGTTAAGGTTTGCGGTCACATACCACGAACCGTTGAGCGCTGTGAGGTTGATGTAGTTGCCCGCAGCACCCGTGAACGTGATGATATGGTTCGCTCCGTTGACGCCATTGTTGGGAGTGGTGACCGTGTGAGCGTAGGCCGTGTTGGAACGGATGAGCAAATTCGCTCCATCCATACCTCCAGAAAAGGGAGCCCCAGCAATAGGAGCAGCGAGGGTAAGTGCGGCGGCCGAGCCCGCGGTGATGAACACTGTCCCGGTGCAAATGGTGATAGGTCCCGATGCCGACACGGTTTGCGGAGGCTCAAGGATGCCAATCGCCTGAACGCCTGAAGTATTGAAGCCGGGGGCGGTGGAAGCATCACCGGGAAGTCCGTTGTCTACCAGCGTGACGCTCTGGAGTGTGGCCTGAACGCCGCCGTAGGCGTTGTAGGTGACGCCTGGCAGGTTGGATGCAATCTTGCCCTGGTTCGATCCGCCGGCTGTGCGGTACACATCGTAGACCGCGCCGGGGATGGTATTCCAGTTGATCGAGTTGGATGCGGCTGCCGAGAGAGTTGCGGCGCCAGTGGTGATGGTCACGGAACCGGGAATCACATCGCCGTTGACTTTCGCTACGACGACGTAGGTGTAAGTGGTGGACGCGGGCGCCAGCGGTGTCGCAGTGACCACAGGAGGAGCAAGGGGTACCGCCTGAATGGCAGTCGTAAGAGCAGCGATGACATCGGACTGCTGGGCGGGATTGGGGAGCACTACGTTAACAGGCATTGTTTTGTTTCTCCTTTGAGGGTTCTGTTAGACGACACCCATGCCGTCGATGGGAAAGACTTCTTTGTGCGGCGTCAACAAAGCAATGGTGGACGGATGTGCGTCCTTCAGGAAGTAGTTGATTCGGTCAGGGCCTACACCGCTGCCGGTATCGCCTACGCGAGTCCTGTTTTTGAAAAGCAGCGCCGATTGCTGCATACAAGCCATTTGGTAATCATCAGGCACCATGTCCGCATTGCTTGGCAGGACCGGAATAGCGCCCTCGCACCGCCAGAAGATGCCATTGTCGTTCGTGAGGGAGTTGCGCGTCTGGAGCCATGTTCCCGGCGTCGTTGCGCCCGTCGTGCCGCCGTTGACCGCTTCGTAGTAGAAACCGCCTACCTGAATCTGCGCGTTGGCCAGGGTGACCGCCGCCGCCGTCCATCCCGGCAAGGTCAGGACCCCAAGCTGCCCCGGTGTCATGAACCCACCAGAGTAGTTCAAGGTGATGTTCTGACGACCTTCCCAGAAGCACTCATCGCGTAGGTTGATGAACCAGTTGTCCCACGAAAGGTGAGATGCTGAACCATTCGTAGACGGGAGGATTACGTGTCCTGTTTCCCCGTAGAATCCTGCCAGTACGACAGACGAGACGTTCAGGACCGGATAGATCAGCGCGCGCATTGAGCGCCGTCCATTCCCGTTCCTAACCTCGGCAAAGGTGCCCACGGCCAGGGTGCGCGACACGTAGCGGTTGATGCCGTCTGATACCGCAGTGATGATCTTTGCCAGGGCTGAGTCTGATGCGGTTGTTTGGCCCAAAGCGGGGCTTATGTAGTTCTTCAGGTCCGTCAATGTCGTCAAATCAACCGCATGAGGCATCTGCGTTACTCCACCTTGATGCGCGCGCTCTGCTTGCCTACAACCTTTACTTCTCCCGGAACTGGCAAGTTCAAATCCTTTGCGTTCGCGGTGATGACGTCAAAGTCCTCTTGGCTCACCGTCATGCTGAGTGGAGAAATCCTGAATCCGATCTCCATCAGCTTCGAGACACTCCCATCCTGAACGCTGACATAACCATTATCGTTAGCTTGATAGTTCCTGCCATCGACGGAAACCTGCGAAACTCCATCCGGACACTGTAGATTGACCATTCATTCCCTCCAAAGAATAAGGCAGGCGGCGTTTGGTTGCCGCCGCCTGCCTTATTGTAAATCCATCCGTAGGTTAGAACGTCTGGGTTCCTGTCGGCTGGTTGATGTTGGTGAGGATTGCGAAGGCTGGGGCGAAGTACAGAGCGAATGTCTCATCGACATACACGCCGTACTCGTTGCGCCGGGTGCGCAGAGGCCAGGACACTTGTACATAGTCCTGGCGGACACGCGCTTCGAGGATGTTAGCCACGCCGCTCAGCGGATACGGAGAGCGATCAGACCAGAACAGAATTGTGCCCGGCGGCAGGTTGGGGTGAGTTTCAATCGGCAGCGTGTTGCCGTAGATCTTGTTCTTGTAGGCATTGACCGCGCGTCCGGCAACGATCTGAGAGCCACTCCCCGAGTCCGCCTCAAACACCATGCGGAGGCTGTTGTTGGTGCTGGCTGTGTTCAAGAACTGAGCGATGTTCGAGTTCAGGTCAGTGCTGCTGACCAGAATCCGGTCAAAGCCAATCTTGTACTGGTCGTAGGCAGCCTGGAAGACAGCGTCGAACTCCACGATGCTGGTACCGGCAATCGTCAGACCGGTGTTGCCGCTGGCACCCTGGAAGATCAGTGCGCCCGAACCCGCATAACCGAGAGTCCCGCTGGCCACAACGGGCAGGTTCGGGTTGGTTGCCATGGCGGTGCCAGGAGCGGCACCGGATACGGAACCGTTGATCTGGCTGAGGATGCCATCGGGCAGCAGGGTATTGGTCGAGTTGTCCTGATACGCGCCGTTTACCTGAAGAGCGGTAATCAGTTGAGTGACGTTGGAAGGGACGGAACTGAACTTCGCCTGGTTCGTGGTCGTGATGCCCTGGAGCCGGGCCGCACCGGTGGTGGTCCCGAAGTACCACGCATAGGCTACAGCGTTGACCACGGGGGTAACGGTGGCGGTGATGATCTGTCCGGCTGTCGGGGTGATGGTGGCCTGTGCAGAAGGCTGGGCCGATCCGCCGCCTACGTTGGTGATGGTTCCCGTGGTGCTGGTCAACGTGACCAGCCCAGGGATGCCGTTAGCTATGCTACCGGTGCGCCATCCGGCGTGACTGAGGGCAACGCAGACGAGGTAGTAGGGGACGTTGGACAGCGCCGAACCAGCACCGGCAGCGGTCAGGGTGGGCGTGGGAGTGATGCCCAGCGGGGTGGAGGCATTGCCGCCGATGAGCGTCTGCTCTTCGCCCACCATGACACCTTGGAGCGTGGCCTGAATCGTCACTCCTTGAGCATCAGGCTTGAGGTTGAGAGCGGCCAGACGGGCTTCCCAAGACACGGAACCTTCAAGGCCCATCGTCTTGTAGCTCGCCAACTGGTCCTGAACGGTGATGGCGGAAGCGGCCGCGCGCTCGCCCTCGGGGACGCCGATGGAGACGTTATTGACGTTGATGCCGGTGACCCTCTTCCACCGGTGCGCCGTGCCGCCATCTGCGGGAACGCGGGGGAGGCTGGAGATCAGCGGAATCAACTGCTTGAACGGGTGCATTTCCTGGACGATGCGGCTCAGGTCGTACCACACCAGCCCCGTGTTCTGGTCAACAGTGTCGGCCTTTGCGAGAGTGCCAACACGCTCGTCAATGGCCTGCTTGAAAGTGTCGCTTTGCAGGAACTTCTCAAAATCATTCATCTTAGATTCTCCTATTGCCGAGTTGCTGACGAACTGGAACCGCTGTGAACTGCGCTGACCGGTCTAGTTGCCGCCCAGATCAATCTTGAAATTAGGGTCGTTGATCGACTTCGCAAACCCGCTGCCAGGGGTGCACATCAGGCCGAAAGCGCGCGCCGTAGCCTGCTCGGAACTGCGCTGATCGTTCGGATCGGCATCGGAGAGCGACTTGTTGATAAGCCGATTGAAGTCGGGCTTGCCGTCGCTGGACGGGAAAACATCGCCGGTCGAACTGGCAACGAACAGCTTCGGGCGCCGGCCAGCGGAAGGCTGACTCTCAATCACGGACATCTGGCCCTTAAGGAAAGCGTTGTCGGCAATCAGCGGGGCGGTAGCTTCGGCCACAGCAGCCTTGACCATCGTCGCAATCGCAGCCGCCGAATAGGGCGAGTCGCCAGCGCCGCGGTAACTGTTGCCCTCAACTTCTCCTTCAGTCATGCGCCGCGTGGAAAGCTCTTCGACGTTCTCCGAATCAGGCTTTTCGCCCACATCGGTTTCCGCCTTCTCGCCATCCCAGCCAGTCATAGCCTTGCCGAGGGAAGCGTGAGCTAGTTCGTGATGGTCGGCAATATCGTTCATGTGTCCTGAAAGCGCCGTGAGGTGCTTCTTGAACTCGTCGCCGCCGTCTGCTGCTTTGCCCATGCACTTGTGAAGGGCCTCAAGCTCATCAACTGCCTTGCCGTGGGAGGCCGAAGCCTTCTTGATATGCTCATCGGCCTTCTTGATAATCGCCCTTTTTCCTGCCGTGAACCGCTTCTGGAGGTCAGTATCCATGATGGTGCTCTCCTTTTTCTTGGTGCTGCCCGGCCAGTCGGTCGGCAGAAGGTGTGTTGCGTTCAGCGCTTTCGCGCGTGTGACGATGTGAGCCTTGGCTTTCTCGGGGTCCGATGCGCGGCCATTCGCTAGGATTGCGTTCTCAAGATCCTTCACGTTCTGGACAGGAAAGGAACCATCGGGGAGTGCAACCCCTGTGCTGCCGAGGTGCTTGCGTTCCTTGTCGCTGAACTCCCGCTTCTCAAGGTTGACTCCGTCCGCAAACTTGGCGGTCAGGGTGTCCATTTCATCGGCGGTCAGCTCGTCGGACTCAACAGGACTCGGAACGACTTCTGGAGCGGCTTTGGAGAGTCCCGGAAGCGCAATCTTGCCCATACTGAGAATCGTGCGGAACGTGTCAAGCGCTTTTTCCATCAAAGTTTCGTTACTGGTTTGATTCTCCATCGACCCTCCAAAGGCGAGTCCACCGGCAATCTTGCAAACGTCGATGCGGCAGTCGGAGTTCGCCGGCCGGTCAACGAGGCTGATCTCTCGCAAGGAAAGCGCCTTGACCACATCGCCAACCTTTTCCAGCTTGGAACCGCCAATGCTGAATCCCTTGTATACGCCTTCCTTGCATAGCTTCCACGCGGCGGGATCAACGATCTTGGCACCGATGTACAGCCCCTTGGCGTCAACGTGAGCCTCTTTGGTCACGCCAACGGCGTTGCTGGTGTGCATGGTCCTGATGTTCGCCCACTTCATATAGTCGGGAAGGGCGGCCTTGATAGCGTCCAGCGGAACGATCTCCCCTTGCAGGTCCTTCGATGGCGTTGAGGCATAGCCCCAGACCATTCCGCTCTGCGCGTCCACCTTTTCAATCGGGAGAAATACGCTGAAATCGTCCATCTGGCTCCTGTAAACGCAAAAAGGCCCGGACGATTGAGCTTTGATAAGCCGTCACGTCCGAGCCAGATTGTTTCTGTACCCGTCGATTGAGATATTACCACAGCAGGACAGATAAGCTCTTCAGGACAAAAAGAGCCCGACATCTTCGCAGGATGCCGGGCAGGAGGACCATGTGTTCCAAGGAGGTCGCCGGTACCACCGGTCTAGGGAGATTCTACAGCCTTCACGAATGGGGTCCTGCCAAAGACACACAACTCGTTAGTGCCAGGGACAAATATCCGACACAGCTTCGGACGCGTCTCATAGATTCCGCAACGCCCCGCTGCCGTCAGGTTGGGGCAGTCATAGCTAACGGTGACGTAATCGCGCCCACTCGCATCATCGTGAAAGGTTTCCGCGATCGATGACGCCTTGAAGTCGAGTCCGCGGTCATCTACCCACTTCTGTGCGTCATGTTGCCAGTTCTCAATCCAGAAAGATTCGTGGACCCGCACTCCATCATCGTTTGGATAGTTCAGCATCAACCCCTTGCAGCACGCGCTAGGACTCGGACAGATGGAGCACAGTTGCATTTCAGGATGAAGGATCGGAAGGAGTTCACTCATTGCGAGTCCTATTGATCTCTTCCATGGCGATAACGGCCAGCGCGTCGGGCGTGTAACTATCTTCGCTGTCTCGTTGTCTTGCGAACCGCTCTTCAATCCGATCTTGCAGTGTCTTCGGCTTGGCCTTGATGTGGGCGCGACGCGCGGCGAGAATGGCGTCTATGACTGGCCGGCTACTGCGATTCAGGTTCGACACACTGCTCATAAGAATCTGCCACTCTTCATCTCTCAGCGGCGCTCCTGGTTCCGTGGGGGCGTACTGGACGTAAGGGGTGATGGCATCAATGATCTCATCAGGACCCGTATGCCCATCGAGTTCTATGTCGTGGACCTTTCTCACGCCTACACCCACTTTCCCAGACCCTTGGCAACAGCGATAGTCGCCAGGGTCATAGAGCGCACCGTGGCGATGGTGCCGAGGCTTACCGGCTGTCCGTGGGCTTCCAGTTCCGCAGCGATCTGAGATTGATTCCAGTCCTGATGTTGCATGACTAGCGCGCGGACGGCATCGGTTGCGGTGTGCTTGGGAAGCACGACGATATGGTTACCGTACTGATCTTCAAGCCTCGATGTGCCATTCTTTACTGCTTCAAGTTGAGACTTAGATACGACCGGCCAGTCTAAAGCGTGCGGTGAGTCCTGATCTGCTGGGGCGACAAACTGTCCATCTTTGGCCGCCAGAGGAACATGCGCTGCCTCCGAAGGATTGAAGGTATGCTCACTCTCGACCGGCGAGTCAGACACGATGTGGATGTCACCCTCTGGGCCTCGGTCTGGCCAGCCAGCATCAATGACGGCATCGACGATGGGACCGACGAAGCCGGGGCACTCTTCCAGGTCCTGATATGCCTTCACTCGCTTCGCTTGGGTGTTGTACCAGTCGCGCGCAGAGATGCTCAGTGCTTCCCAAGCCTCATCCGAGCACTTGGACACGGCCAGCACGAGGCGCCGCAGGTAATGGCCGTCCGGTTCGCTCTCGGCTTGCGACAAAAACTCATGTCCCGGTTCTACCGCTGCCAGCAGTTCACTGTAGATGGTGCTCAAAGTTGCATCTCCTTCTTCTTCCTGCTGATCAGGCTTACGAGCAGGTTGCATTGGGTTGAGGTGAAGGTGTCGTGTCCCGGCCAGTTGTCCTCGATCAAGTCCAGTACCTCAATCATCGGTACGTGGGTCTTCTCGTAGACCTCATCGATCATCTCAGGGAGCGTCATTTGACTGGATAACCTCCGCGCTCTGGGTTTCTCTGCGGAAGCGATTTTGGCTCCTTTGGCGGGTTGCTTCCGTACTTATTGATGAACTCGTCAGCTAGGCGAAAGGGGCAGGACTCGGAGTGCTCATTTTCAAGCAACTCCCAGCAAAGGAAGCAAGAATCAGCCTCATCCATGCGCTGAGTGTCTGGCATTTCGTGCAGAATCCTCACAATTGCTTCGGCGTCTGCTTGTCTGTTGGTTGCGTACATGGTTCCTCCTTTTGAGTCCTGTTGAGGACGGTTATCATAGGCAGTATGCCCAACTGGCTTGCACAGGCCGGGCACTGCTCTGGAGAGTCGCTGATTGAGTCACAATCGGCACATAGGTAGGCGTTGCGGAGGTTAATGTGCATTGGCCACCAGCCAGTTAATCAGGACCATGATGGGGTGATGCAGTTCCCACAGGCCCCAGATTACGAGTCCTGCCAGGACCTCCATCGCCAGCGCGTTGCGGATGCCTTCGAAGAACGCAATGCCGTCGTCGTTGTGTGACTCGCTGACATTTGGTCCCTCATCTAGAACGTTGGCGAGCGGGTAGTGATACTGGCCGGTGTGATCGAATCCAATGCCCATCTCCTCGTATCCCGTTTCTTCCCACTCTTGGTCAATTTTGATCTGCCGTTCTGTTTCTGCCATTCCAAGCCTCTTTCTGTGAACAGGATTATTAAACCACCGCCAGGAGAGCTTATCAAGTGTTATTTTCAAGAGAATGCGCAATTTCTCAAGATTCCCGATTTGGGAATCTTTCACGCTTATTAAACTTTACTGTTGACATACGCATCAGGAGTGATATTCTCAATTTATCAACTAAACGGTTGTTGGTACTCAACCGCACAAGGAGCAGAAAAAATGATCCATATGAATCCAACTGAACTTGCGAGCCGATTGGTAGACCAGATGCTGCCAGTATGCCCCGGCTGCGGCCGTCCGCTCGATGCGCTCCTGCTCTGCCCTGATGCCAAGGACGACGATGTGCGGCAAGGGTGGGCGTTCTGCCGCGGAGCGGAAATATCTCACCCAGACGAATGCGGATGTGAGCGTTGCCACAACACGCGCCTGATCGTCGCGTATCCCTCTAAATAGGGAATCGCAGAAAGGAACACATGAACGTCGAACTCGAAATAGCCAAGAAACTCATCGCAGAAATCGGCGACACGCCAGACATGTCGCCAGCCGCCAGGAAGCACCGCGCACGTATCGCCTTGATCGACTACAGGATGTTTCTGCTGGGGCGCAAGTCCTACGATGACCTCTGCCTAGCCCGAGCGAAGGCTATGGAATCAGGAGTGTCAGAACAGCAGTTGCTTGACGCGTCCTTCCGGATGCGGCAAATGTGGGCTGCGGAAAAGCTAAAGTAGTGACTACAGCGCTGGCACAACGATGCCAGCCAACCACTGTATTTAGTGAGGTGAGAAACGTGGGGAAGCGAGGCCCAGAACCGTACCAGCGCGGAAAGAAACTAATGCCCACGGCGATCGCAGCCAAGCGCTTAGGAATCAATCCGCGCACCGCTCAGAAGCTATGGAATTCAGCGATAATGAAAATTGGCGGCGATATTTTCATTCGACAGCCAGTAACATGCGAAATAGTGTTGCATCATGTGTATGCAGTGGATGCATCAGAACATGATCCACTACAGCCACAGAGCATTGAATGTTTAGTTGCCAGCGGAAGATATATCCCAAACCTATAGCCACCATCACGCTTAAATCTTGATTGACCACTTCCCAAACATAAGTCTCTGAGGACGACCATCTTCCCAAATGATGGTCGTCTCTCCGTAGAAGTCTTGGCAGGGCAACAGAGGGCGAAGGGCCATGGCCGCGCGCAGGATGGCCTCAGCAGTAGTTGGCATACTCTTCAGTGCGGACTCTTCATCGAGTTTTATGCGTCCCGTTGCCGCCATCAATTTGCCCTCACCGTAAACCCTGGAATCCCCGGCATTATAGCCAACCCTTTTGGCTTGATAGGCGCTCTTAGTTCTTGAGCTGACGGATCAACCGTGGGACGGTCGGAAAGCAATACACATTGCAACCCTACGAACTCGACCGGCAGTCCGCATGTCAAACAGTGTATATGTACCTCGCGTGTGTAGGCTGAGGGCGTAACGTCTCCATCTTTTTTAAGGATGCGGTCAACTCTCACGTCGGCCTTAAAATTCATATGCTCACACTTCGCCATTATTCTCCGTCCTCCGTATCAGAATAACCCACGCCGCACCGATCGTTCGGGTGAATAGGCGTGCAATCGTCTCCTGAAGGAAACGGCTCGTCTATCGGAATCAGGCCGGCTTCGATGTTCCCCATGCACTCCTCGCACGCATCCCCTGATCCGATCTGCTGCTTGAACTTCTGTCCTGTACCCTTGGCGGCCTCGTGCTTGCCGTGGTTGTAGGCGTACATGCTTTCGGTCCTGCTGATGGTCAGAGCCCGCGCCGCGCTGAAGTCCTCGATCTGCAAGATGTTGTGCTGAAGTTCCGTCGTCGTCCATCCCTCATCAACCGACTTGCTTATCAACTCTCGCAGGTTCTCGCGTGTCGTATCTGTGATGGCATAGCGGGCATCGGGATTATCAACGATCTCGCCTTTGTCTGTGATGCGCTTGCCCACCAGTTCCGCGCCGCGCTCCCGCGCCATCTGCCGCGCCTGGTCAAGGACTTTGGTCCACATGTCCGAGTCTTCCGCAATGCCGCGGTCGGTCAGGAACTCTGTGGCGCCTGCAACGGCATCAGTCTCAAGGTAGGGCGTCACTTCGGGGATCAGGTCTCCCCAGTCCACCAGAACGTCTATCGTGTCCTGATCCTCTGGCTTCTTCTTCGCAGCCTTCGCCAACTTCTCGACGGTGAGTACCGCTGCCGCTTCCTTGCCCTTGCGCTTGAGGTAGTCCGCTAGTACCTGCTCCAGTGACTTCCCCGCTTTGCTAAAGGGTGGTCGGATTCCGTCCCGGCCTCCTTCTTCACTGAGGCGTTCTTGCTGGGCTGTTGCGCGCCGGGCTTACCTGGTCCTGAATCTCCGCCAGCGCCGCCCATAGCCGGTTGTGGCATCGCCTTCTGTGCAGCCAGGACCGCCAAAGGCATCCATCCGGTCCCAGTCTTCACCATCGGCACGTCGCCGCCCTCTACATCGTCCAGACCGTCCCGCGCGCGCAGTTCATTGACTGTCCGCTGCCCGTCTGAAAGGTGGGCTGTGTCGATGATTGCCTGGTCGTTTGCCGCCGTATCCTCGTTGGTGTCGAACGCGTGGCCGATGTCGTCCCATCCCCATCCGAGGTAGATCAGGCGCTCCACGAACGCAGACCACCATAGCATCTCACCGTTTAGCCCTTGTGCCCTCATCTGCTGAGAGAACTCTTCGGCGTTCGCCTTTGGCTGTGGGTCCTTGATGTAGGGCTTCGGGTCGGTCCTGAAGGCGCGGCAAACGATACGGGCCATCCACTCGTCATACTCCGACTTGAGAAGGTCTCCGGCCGAGCCCTTCATCTCGAAAGGCTTGCCACCGCCAGGGATGAACCGCATCTTGGACTTGAGCTTGAGATTCCCGCTCATCAGCGCGTCGAATGTCCCCTGCCAGAGCGCAATCTGTTCTGCAGTCCAGTTCTCCGGACAGCACACCATCACGTCCGGGCATGTTCCCTCGTTCCAGAAGTTGAGCATGTACATCGTCTTGCGGACCTGCTGAGTTGCCTCCATCAGGATTTGCTCGACCTCGGAGTATCCGTAGATTGGCATCTGCGCCCACCGATGCCGGGGCATGTAGACAATCTCCCGCTCGGTAAAGTTGTCCATCGGGAGGCCCTTGACGATCTGCGTGTATGCCAGGGATGGCCAGTCGGGGATACGTCCACGGTCGTCGATCTTTGGAACGATGGTATTCCCGTCAATCACTTCCAGCGCGTAGGGCTTTGTGCCGCCCCGATTCTTCCAGATGTAGACGGTGGCGGCATCGATGGTGTACCGCTCACGGAAGATCATCTCCATCCACTGCGGGTAGGGAATCTTCCGGTCCGGCATCTTGAAGAATGCATTCAGTTCCTTGATTCGAGGATCGTCTTCCGACTTCACACCCTTTGCCGGGTTCTTCAGGACAAACTTCCATGGCAGACTCACCAGCTCGTCAACACGCGCACTCAGTTCGTTGGCGATGATTCCCGAGCCGCGCACAATGCCCCGCAGCATCTCCCCAAGCACGATGTGTCGGTTGACGATCTCAAGGTTGTAGCCGGTGGGGTAGTCCCACTCACGGGCATCCACGATCGAGGGAGGCCCAAAGGGCGCTACAGGTTGATAAGGGCTGAAGCGGTTGCGCTGCTCGTCTACGTCAAGGATGAAGTCGGAGGGGATTTGGCGGTCATCAGGACCAGGACGGTCGTTTTCCGGGTCCCGATTTGGCAGAGTAGGACGAACTCCACCGCGATTCTTTGCGCTCAGAAGCCCATACCGCGGATTCAGGAGCGTCATCGAGCCGCCCGTAGCGTCCGGCATCTTCTGCAATGCCTTGTCGTTCAGCCGCTTGCCAAAAACTGTATCGTCGTTGATCTCTGTCGGTTCATCCCACAAGGCCATGGTGTGTGCTCCCGTGGTCTAGTGTATCAATGCGGCGCAGCACTCGAACCCTTTATGATCTCTTCTATTTCGCGAGCCCACTTTTCCACCATCTCGCGGCTGGCATACTTCATGCCGGTCCCGATAAAGAATATTCGCATCCTGTCCACGACAGCTTGAACTTTTTTCTCTGCGCTCACTTTCCTTGGCACATCAGACATTTGCATCCCGGTGCGTGCGCTGGACGGGCATCACGGTTGTCGGCAAGACTGAGGTTTTCTGGTGTCCTGCCAAGGGCGCGCTTTGGCACCAGTTGGATGTTCTTTCGAGTCCTGCCAAGCTTCGGGGCGACAAGGGCTTGAATCGTCCGCTTGGCTGCGTCCGTCTTGCCGCCGCGCTGGTGGCCCTCCGCTACCTCAACAGGACACAGAGCAGCCCAAAGCCCGTTTACGATCACCGCAGTTTGGCTCATTGATTCCGCTTTGGCCCGTTCGTCGATCCTTGCCGCCAGTTCATCGGGGAGACGTATTGCAACCAGTTTGCTCATGGACGGAGTGTATAACAGTCCCGATGCGTATAACAAGCAAAATTGTATAACGCATCAGGACGCCCACGATGGCCTTGCGCAGTCAGGGTGCATCCGGCGTATGCCCTCTTCTACCACGGTATCGCCAAGAGGCTTGCCGCAGTGATCACAAAGGTCTTGGGGCGCAAGGGCAGCCATGGCGCGGTTGTAGGCGGTCAGAGCCGGCGCTTTGACGGGAGCAGTGACCGTAGGCGCAGGTCTAAAGCCGGGAGTCTTTGGGTTTGGGTCCTGATCTCCACCCGTTTGTACAGCCGCGATGCCCTGGTAGTACTCCAGCAGCCCAGCGCCGTTCTTTGCAACTTTTGCAAATGCCAGCATGATTGCCTCAGCACGGTCCGGGCTCTTGACGCCACGCTTCCGCATCGCTTCCTTGGACTCAATCTCCGTTTGCCCTCGGCTGTTCGGCTTCCACCGGATGCTGGCAAGTTGGGAGATGGACGTTTCGTCGTCGAGTCCTGATAGGTCTCCGGACTTCGCGCGCATCCGCAGGCCCCAGTACAGCTCAGCTTTGAGGTTCACGAACTGCTCTTTGTCGGCCGGAGACTCGCCCACGTTGACAGCATTCGATGGAAAGCCAAGGTCTTGGAGGTGCTTGTGCAAGTAGTATCCGATGCCGGCCGAGTCAACGTTAAGAGTCCCGATGCGGCCTTCATAGCGCCTGAGTGCGCTCACCAGCTCGCCGCGTGGGTCTGGATTGCCCCAGCCGATGATCTCAAGAATCTGGAAGCCGCACCGTGCGCACATCACCGTCTCATCCTCGCCAGGACCCGCCACGTCGATGCCGATGTCTACCTTGCCCTCGAATGTCCTGTTATCGCGTTGCGCACGCTCCAGCCATGCCAGAGACAGCAGGGCATCAGGACTCTGAGAGGGAAAGTCTCCCATCACGCGTGAATCCCAACGGAAGTCTCCCGACCCCCACTCCTCGAACCGTTCCTTCACCCATCTCCTGGTGGTCAGCCAAGGCATTACATTCTGGTCAAGCTCCTCTTCGGTCAGGTCCATCAGGTCGCGGCCGTTGGGATCACCGAGCGTTACGGTGATCGGAGCGCCTTCTGAGTCCTGAGCCTCATAGGAAAGCTTGATGCCTTCGAAGTTGGGCGTGTCGAACGCGCTGATCGTGAATGGCTGGATGCTGGCGCGCTTGCTGTGAAACTCGTCGTAGAAGGCGCCGGATGAGATGGTAGGGTTTCCCAGTTTCAGGATGCGCACATCGCCGCCGGCTCGGATACCCTCAATCGCTTCGATGATCTTCGGGTCAACGCCGGGGGCTTCATCGATGATGATCAGCACATGGTCAGCATGGAAGCCTTGGAACTTGACGCCCTCATCTTGCTGCTGGACGGTAGTCGTGAAGCCGAGCGCGTACCGCATCGGGTATTTGGTCTTATCAAACTCCAGCTTTGTGAGGTTGGCAGATGGGAAGGGATACTTGCTCTTGACGAGGGCCTTGTGGATTTCACCCCACATCAGGACCTCAACCTGCTTCTTCGTGGGAGCAGTGGTCACCACGATAGCGTTCTCGTACCGGGCCAGCCACCAGAGCGTTATCTGAGCCGCGAGGAACGTCTTGCCGGAAGAGTGGCAAGCCTTGACGTTCACTTTGGCTTGGGGCTTGAGCAAGGCCTTACAGATGGCCTTCTGCACGCTCCACAAGTCAGACCCGAGCCAGTGTAGTACAAACTTAATCGGGTCCACGAGTGTACTACGGATTTTAGAGCGCTCGTCGCTGGTGAAGGTGGTCATTCACCTTTGAGTATAGAGTCGAGTACGCTCACCTGGATGGGATTATCGGGATCACCGGCCAAGACTTTACGCTCTCCAAGGTTCCTGTTGAGCACAGCCGCGCGCCGCATCAGTGTCCACACTATCAACTTCGCACGCTCCACGTTGTCAGACTTCTTGCGGATCGTCTCAGTGATGCGCCGTCCCTCTTTCTTGGTCTGGACAGTCTCTCCCAAGAGTGGGTTAAGTGCCACCTTATGAGCACGATCAAAGAGCAGTATCCCCTGGTTCTCTCGCGCGCGGGAAATCATTTCTTTGCACTCTTCAACCTCGCGCTGCCACTTGTACCATGTTTTCGGGGAAATAGCTTTATTAAACTTCTTCAGCACATCCTCAAGGCCCATATCCGTCGTGGAGATCGTGTCACATATCTTCTCGGCAAGAAAGGGATCATAGGGGGCTGGGATTCCTTTAGGCATAGGCTATCTCCCGCATATCCATTCCCGCTACATCAACGGCCCCGAAATACTGGAGCAGAGGCCACACTTCATCTTCGGGAAGATCAAACCATTCTCCCATCATGCTGAACTGATCAAGTTTGCGATGCAGCGAACTTTCCTCTTCGGGTCCACCATCACAAGTGCAGATGACCATGATTTCCAGAGGGCATCCAACTTGAAGCACTGCGGCGCGTTTCTTGGGGTCATAGCGCGTCCACCCCACTTTGAACCATGAAGTATTGAACGCCCAAAACAGATACAACTTGTCGCGATTTGTACGAGGCTTAGGGCCTTTTACGAGGTTTGCCATGAGTTTATTAAACCTTCTATAGTGCTGTGTCGCAGGTGATTTCGAGTTCCTTGTAGACGCACAGCATCTCGATAGTGTCGCCACCAGCGATGGCATACTCCCCCTTCTTGATGTCTGCTTGAAGTCCCATCTTCCCAAACACCCCAGCCGGGCCGATCTCATCATAAACGGGAATGATCTTCTCGCGGATAAAGTTGCACTTTTGCTGGATGCCTTCGATCAGGTTCATTGCTGCCTCCGGCGGCTACGCCGCCCGCTTCGCCGGCAGGATCAGGACACGCTCCGAACGCAAGGCCGAGCCACGCTCACACACCAAGAGGTGTACGAAGAGCTGTACTTGGGGCTTGGGGAGTGTCTTTTGAGTCCTGTCAGACATTGAAATCACCATTGTAGAGAGGTTCACAGGGGACGAGAGAAATCTTCGCCGCGCATCGTTACGCACGGGCCATCGTGAAACGCTCTCTTTTGGCACCATTCAAGAGCGTGCCCCACGCGCTGCTTCCCGGAGCATTGCTGCTTGAAGATTGCCGATAATTTGGCCATAATCTTCCGGATCATCCAGTAAGACCGTCCTGTACAAAACATCCCTGCCTCCTTGGATTTACCACCATGACGGGATTATAAAGCATCTGAATTCGCTTTAGCTTTTACGCATCTAGCACACGTAACAGCCTCCCATCGGTTGGTCCACAAAGCCTTCTTGAGATTGATGCGCCGTGGAGTCTTTGCGCACCACGGGGATACTCCCCCCGTAGATGAGATTAGCTTCGCCATATGCACAATCTTGACACTCGGCAGCGCGCCGATAGCGTTGAGAATGTCGGCAGCGTTCATCGCGTGGCCTTGAAGAGAAACCACGCGCGCCGCTCCGCTTCGTCAATCCACACCTCAATCATCGCGGTTGAGGCGTAGTCGTCCGCTAGGGCACAGACTGTATGGGCGCTGCGCAGTTGGGTGATGAGAGTCCTGTTGTCGGTCAGAAGCTCCTTGAGCATCTCCTCGGGCGCCGGGCCGGGCTCGTCTGAGTCCTGAATCCGCTGCAAACGGGCAATCTGGCCGATGGACTTGATCGTGGTCCCGCCGATCTTCCGCACCCGCTCCGCAATGTCGTCGGTGATGGCGTAGATTTGCGTGGCTTGCTCGTCCAGCATCAAGTGCCAGTCGCGAAAGTGCGGGCCGGTCATGTGCCAGTGGAAGTTCTTTGTCTTCATGTACAAAGCGAAGCAGTCAGCTAGCAGCGCGTTCAGCGATTCAGAGAGTTTATCAACGTTCGCAGGACTGAAACCGTCTGCAACGTCTGAGCCTTGATAATCTCCGGTGGAGAATGGGAATTCCATGGTGTTCACCTCGGGAAGATGATAAGCCTTTTGGGTCCTGATGCCCAACAGAAAAGCCCCGGCTGGTTGGCTCGGGGCTCTCTGGTGGATCACTTCTGTCTGCGGTGGATAGGTGTGGGGGTTTGGTTACGCTTGCTGAGGGCGAGGACCAGATGAAGGGAGTTGCGCCACTTCTCCCCCACGCTTGTAATTCTACCACCAGATGTTGTGCAGGAGAGAACTTTATAACGCAACCGAGAAAAATAATTTGACGTGATGAGCAAAGTTGGGCTATTCTGCAATCGCTGAGGGATTCAAGGATCAGATGAAAAAGACCCCGACAATTAGGCTTGCTCTTCTTCAATCGCATTCTTGCGCCTCGGCACGGGTTTCAGTGTAGAGCGCGAATGCTTTTGCTAACTTTTGGCGCATGACCTGGGGAGTGATCCTCATCCCGCGAAAACGCCGGAGCCGGAACAACAGCTAGCTGCTGCCGGTTGGTTCTGTGTAGAGGTTTTCTGTCGATGGGGTAGCGATCATCTTCAGGACTCCAATAGAGCGCAACTCCTCTGGAATCAAACTTAATAAGCAGGTAAAGTTGCTCTTGAGCAAAAGTTATCTGCGTCCTGATGGGGTTGATAAGTTCTTACAAGGAGAGGCCTGGTGGTCAACAGTTTCAAGGAAATACGATGCACAGTCTGCGGGGTCAAGCCACATAAGAACCACGGAAAGTGGACGAAAATCAAAAACATCAACGGCTTGGCATATTGCGTTCGATGCGCTGAGGAACATAAGCGGCGGTCTATCCACGTACTTGGAATCATTCACACATCCACAATGCCAGCGCAGATCGTAGTGATTGCGCCGAAACCAAAGGGGGAGAAGTGCTCGCAGAATCGGTGATGAACCAGAACGACGGCGACGTTACAAAATCCTAATACGCCACGATGAACACGAAAGGGTTACCCGGCCAGCTTGCCGTGGCCCTCTTTCGCGCACAGAAACGCAGCATGGCGGCCAAACGGTATCGCGCTCGCAAGTTTACGCGCAGCGCCTACGATGTGAAGAACTGGAGTCTCGGCGAGGTTTGCCGCATTCTTTCGGCAATGACCGCGCTTAAATCAGGACTCCCATGGGGATGGAAGCGTGATCCAAAGACGCCAGGTTATGAGTGGGTGCTTTACGTTGAATTGCCCACGGGTCAATGCTCGTTCCACTCACGGGATAGGCTTTCGGGTTCTGATTTTGCTGGCAAGTGGGATGGCCAAGGGATGAGTGCGCCGCGGATATGCGCGTTTTGTGATTCAGTTTGGGAACCAGTTTATAAAGGGGAATCGAAGTGAACGATCTTGCATTGAACATCAGGACCATGAGCAGCCGGGAGATTGCCGAACTGCTTGAGTCACGTCACGACAGCGTGAAACGCACCATCGAACGCCTTGCAGCAAATGGAGTTATCGGTGATCCACCAATGGTGGAATACCTCGACTCGCTCAATCGGCCAGCTCACGAGTACCGACTCGACAAGCGGAGCAGCCTCATCATAGTTGCTCAGTTGAGTCCTGAATTCACCGCGCGCGTGGTGGACCGCTGGCAGCAGCTCGAAGCGGAATTGCAGAAGCCAGCGCTTCCATCGACCTACCTGGACGCCCTCAAAGAGCTTGTGGCGACAGTGGAGGCTAAACAGAAACTCGAAGCGGAGAATGGAGTCCTGCGGCCCAAGGCTTTGATCGTGGACCGCATCAACGACGCTGAAGGGCTTCATACCATGGCGGAAGCCGCCAAGATCCTCGGCACCGGCAGGACTCGTCTGTTTCAGTTCCTTCGTCAGCAGCACATCTTCGATTGCCACAACATGCCACTCCAGCAGTACATCCCCAACCGGTTCGTAGTCAAAGAGCGGCCGTATATGCGGCGAGATGAACGCAGTGTCTACGCCCAGGTGTACCTTACCGGGCGCGGGATAACGTGGCTGACTCCGAAGGTTGCCGGTTTGGGTCCTGATGGCCAAGGGGAGTTCTTCGAATGATAGCAATGCTCGACACTAGCGAGGATGTGGACGTTTGCGCGGCTGAGTTAGGGTGTCCTGTCGAGCAGTTGTTTACGCCGCTTACTCGGTTCTCACCCCAACATCTTGAAGCACACTTCGGTATCGACAATGGGTGCTTCAAGCGATTTAACGAGGCCGCATTCCTCGCGCTATTGGAAAGAGAGAGACCGCGCCGTGACCTGTGCCGATTCGTTTGCTGCCCCGATGTGGTCGCGAGTGCCATCAGAACTTTGGAGATATTCGATATTTACCGTCATAAACTTCAAGGGTGGCCGGTCGCTCTTGTGGCTCAGGACGGGCAAGAGTCATTGCCGATTCCATGGCATCAGATTCAAGCGATCTTCATCGGCGGTTCTACGCAATGGAAAGATGGTCCATATGCAGCGGCCATTGTGCGTTCGGCAAAGATTCTCGGGAAATGGGTCCATGTCGGGCGGATCAACACGCCAGGACGCTTTGAGAAGTTTGAGGCGCTAGGTGCGGATTCTATGGATGGAAGTGGACTTGCGCGTTTTTCGTGGATGCGAGAGCGGATATGGAAGGCTCAGAACAATCCAACACTGTTTGACCAATCAGAAAATCAGGACACATCGAAAGATTGCTTCGAGTAAACTTTCCGCTTGACACGCTCACAACCGTTCGGTTACAGTTGCGGTTATGAGGAAATACGCAAAAGGCGATGTGATGCTGGTCCTTCGCGGGATGATTGCAAAGTCAAGCCAGAGGAAAGTGGCAGCAGGACTCGGATACACTGCTCAGTACATTTCTCAAGTCCTGTTGGGCAAGAAAGCGCTGACGGCCGATATGGCTCTAAGGATTGGTTTCATTCAACTGCCCGATGCTTACGTGCGGGCGCCGAAAGGAAAGGTGAAGTAGTGGAGACTCTGCGAATCACCAAAGCAGATTTGAATGAGCGCAATGAATACACGCGCTCACGCGACCTTGAATTTGAAGGTCACATCGAAGTTGAGGCATCACTCGGGCGGGTAGTTGTGCTCGGCTTCATTCACGCCAGCGGCCGCTTGGGCATCAAGGCTGGCTCGGGCATCAAGGCTGGCTTGGGCATCGAGGCTGGCTGGGGCATCGAGGCTGGCTTGGGCATCGAGGCTGGCTTGGGCATCGAGGCTGGCTGGGGCATCGAGGCTGGCGAGGGCATCGAGGCTGGCTTGGGCATCGAGGCTGGCGAGGGCATCGAGGCTGGCG